GGAACATGACGCGGGTCGAGTCCCCGGGCGGCACTCTAACCACCGCACCGCTCGTCGTCGTCGGCACGTTCTACTGCACGCCACGCGAGGCGACGCCGCATTACGAAGTGCACCTCGCGCCGGACCTCGGCGCGCCGAACCCGCTCGTGTTCGTCACGGTCGACGAGGCGCTCTATCAGGACGCGCTCGACGCCGAGGCGACCGCCCAGCGGTTCGTGGCGACCTGGCACGCCGAGGACCGGCGCCGCGTGCTCGATCGCCTGGAGGCCGCGCCATGATCGACACCGAACCGCTCATCACGGCCGAGGCGCTCGCCGCGCAGACCTCGCTGGCGCCGCGGACGATTCGGCACCTGACGACCGATCCGGTGCACCCGTTGCCCGTGCATCGGGTCGGCAGTCGGCTCTTGTTCAAGCGGAGCGAGTTCAATTCGTGGCTGCGCGAGCGCGACGCGCGCCAGGCCGACCGCCCGCTGTCGCCCAAACTCGCGCTCGCCCTGCGCGGCCACCGCCGCTGAGGAGGGTTTGACATGCCTGACGACACCACCACCGACCTCGCGCCGCGGGCGCCCGACCCGCCGACCACGCTCGCCGACATGGCCGCGCTCAAGGGCGACGCACGCGCGCATCTGGAAGCCCGCGTCGATCTCCTGCACACCGCCCGCGGCGCCGGCCTGCGCGAGACGCACCCGACTGATTGGGTCTTGTTCAAGGCGCCCGAGGAGCACGGCGGCCAGGTCGTCGGCTACTTGTCCGACGCCGGCTGCGATCGCGTGCGCGACATCTTCGGGATCGAAGTGTTCGACGTGGCCGACCCGCTGCGCATCGCCGGCGCGGTGCCGGGGGAGTTTCTCTACGTGCAGAAGGGGAGCGGCCGCTCAAAGTTCACGCGCCAGGTCGTGGAGCACATCGAAGGCGGGCGCGCCTCGACCGACGACTTCTGCAAGGGCGTCGAAGGTCCCGCCCTCGAGTTGCTGGTGCGGAAGGCCTGCCGCGCGAACTTGGACGGCAACATCACGCGCGAACTGGCCGGCCTGAAGTCGGTGCCGCTGGAGGAGCTCGCGCGCGCGTGGGACGGGACGCCGAAGAAGGTCGAGGCCTGTCGCCTCGGCCGCGGGTTCGGGTCGCACGCCGAGCGCCTCGGGGCGAGTCGCGAGGGCGTGCCCGATCTGCCGCCACCGGTCTGCCCGCACCACAAAGGGTTGGCGCTGGTCTATCGACCCGCGAAGGGCAACCGCGGCGCGTTCTACGGGTGCCCGAAGTATCAGGAGCATCCGAAGGGCAGCAAGGCCGTCATCGTCGACGCCGCGAAGTGGGAAGCCGAGAAACGCGCCGAGGCCGCGCGGCCGGCGCCGCCACCGCCGGCGGCCGACCCGCTCTGCGATACCTGCGGCAAGAAACTGAGCGACCACGGCGGCGCCGACCACGCCCTCGCGCAGGCGATCGCCGCGGCGTGGGCGCAGCGGTTAGAACGCCGGCGCCGGCCGACCTCGCCGCACCCCTACGTGTACGCTTCGGCCTGGCGTGCCTGCACCCTGCGGATGGTCCGCGAGCTGGTGGAACCCGGGATGGTGCCGCCCTACTCGGTCGACACGCTCGCGAAGTTCCAACGTGGCGAGGACCGCGAGCGTGATCTGCTGATCGACCTGACGCGCGTCGGGCGCGAGGCCGAGCCGCCGTTCGAAGTCATCGGCCAGCAGCAGCGGTTCGAACTGAAGGACCGGAAGGGCCGCGTGGCGATCGCCGGCAAGGTCGACGCGCGCCTGCGCGTCAGCCCGACGCAGGCCTGCCCGCTGGAAGTCAAGGCGTGGGCGCCGACGCTGGTCGAACGGATCGACACGTTCGACGATCTGTTCCTGAATCCGTGGACGCGATCGGGCGCGCACCAGCTGCTCGCGTACCTGTTCGGCGCCGGCGAGCCCTACGGGTTCCTCCTGCTCGATCGCGCCGGCCTGCCGCTCCTGCTCCCGGTGGAGTTGGAGTCCCACCTGGAACGCGTCGAAGACTTCCTGACGCGCGCCGAGGTGGCGCTCGATCATGTCGCCGCCGGCACCCGGCCGCCGTTTCTCGTCGGCGACGCCGCCGAGTGCAAGCGCTGCCCGTACTTCGGCGCGACCTGCAACCCGCCGACCGCGCACGCCGGCGCCGTCGTCCTGCCCGACCCGGAGTTGGAAGCGCAGTTGGAACGGCGCGAGGCGCTCAGCGAGGCCGCGCACGAGTACGACCGGATCGACAAGAAAGTCAAAGAGCGGCTCCGCGGCATCGAGCACGGCGTCGCCGGCAAGTTCTACATCAAGGGCACATGGGGGAAGCAAGCGCGCCTCGAGGTGCCCGCGGCCGTGCGCGCCACCTACACGGTGGTCGACCCGCGCGGCCGGTTCTCACTGGAGATCACGCGGGTGGACTGATGGTGCGGTGCGCCTGCACGGATACGAACCTATGCGCGAGCCACCGACGCAACCGCGATCGGATCGCGCGGCTCTATGCGGGAGGTCGTCATGCGACATGGGATTCAGGTCAACAACCGGCACGAGGGCGACGCGATCAGCAAGGCGATCGAGGACCCGATCATCAAAGACGACGGCGATCGTGAGCGGCGCCCTCTTGGAGCTCCCGTCGATCGCGCAGCGGCGGGCGGTGATCAGCTTCCTGCTCTCGACGGTGGCGGCCGAAGCGACGCCGGCGCCGGCCGAGATGACGCCGGCGATGCGGTCGAGCGTTGAGGCGATGCGGATTCGCATGGCGACGACCGCCGGATCGTCACCCGAGTGAGCACTTCCGGTGAAGCTCGCGGACACCATCGCCGATCACCCGAAGATCGTCCAGGCAGGACGCCTCCTTGGGGGTCCTCGCGGGCGCGCCGAGGCGCTCGCGCTCTATATCGCGGCGATCGGGTACTCGCGTCATTTCGTCACGGACGGCCTCGTGCCCGACGCCTGGCTACGCGACGTGCCCGTCTGTTCGTCGGGCGTAAGGGTGGCAAAGGTCTTATCAACCAAGCAGGTTCGGCTCTTTCACCGCATCAAGGGTGGTTACCGTATCCATGACTTCCACGATTGGAACGATAAGGCGCAGGCCATCAAGGAGAAGCGGGAAGCGGAGCGGAGGCGGGTGGCCGACTACCGCAAGGCGAAAAGCAATGGTCGGGACTAGGGCGTACGCAAAGTGTACGAACGTACACGGGAGACGCGCGCGCGCGCGCGATCTCCGTACTCCGATCTCCGTACTCCGATCTCCGTACTCCGATCGGGCGTACACCGTTCCAATGGGAGTGGATCATGCGCTCGCCTGATGTACTTCCAGCAATTAGATCCGCGCCTGCGGCGCGCGAACTCACGGCGGACGAAATCCGGCGACTACGCGCGCTCCGCTACGAGCACTACTTACAGAGCGAGTGGTGGCGCTGGCGTCGGAACCTGGCGCTCCGCGAGGCGGGCTACCAGTGCGCGCGGTGCGGGGTAAACCGGACGTTGCAAGTTCATCACCGAAGCTATGACCGACTCGGCGCCGAACTCGCGTCGGACCTCGAGGTCCTGTGCCGCGGGTGTCATGTCGGCGAGCACTTCAACGAGACGCAGACGTATGTCGGCCTGTACGCGCGCGTGGTATCAGGCGTCATCGCCGAGGGTCGGTGGACAGAGTTGACCGAGGTCGTTGAAGAAGCCAAGTCGCGGTGCGCTCAGTACGGGCTGCCGTACCGGCACGTCGAGTTTCAGGCGGCCGTGTCGCAACTGCTCCCGCGGGTGCCGTTCACGCCACCGCCGGCGAAGGCGGAATTGTTCGACGCGAGCAAACCCGGGCAACCATTGACGCACGCCGAGGCGTGTGGTGTGCTCGCGCGCCTCGCCGCGGCGCGGCTGATTCACCATATGCCGAGGGCGCGGGTGTTGACCGTGCGCGACCTGGAACGGCGGCGCGCGCTGCAGATCGTCGCGCAGGCGATCCGCGACCAGGTGGCGACGTGCGAAGCGGTGGAGCGCGAGGGCACCGCATGACGACCGACCTCGAGGCCGCGCGCGTCGTGACGTTCACCGTCGCCGGCCTGCCGCAGCCGAAGGGCAGCACGAAAGCGTTCGTGCCGAAGGCGTGGGCGCAGGTCGCCGCGGCAGCGGGCACCGCGCCGCGCGCGATCGTCACGGCCGACAACCGCGAGCGCGCGTGCAAGTGGCAGCGGGACATCTCGCTCTCGGCGCAGCAGTTCGCGCACGGCGTGTTCTTCACCGGCCCGATCCGTGTCGCGATCCTGTTCCGCCTGCCGCGACCGGTGACCCTGCCGCGCAAGGTGCGGCACCACGTCAAGAAGCCGGACCTCGACAAGTTGGTGCGGCTCGTCCTCGACGGGCTGAAGGGCGTGCTCTATACCGACGATCGCGCGGGGGTCGAGGTGCGCGCGCGCAAGATCTACGCGCCGCCCGAGGCCGCACCAGGTGCCGACATCACGGTCGGCCTCGCGGCGCCGATGGAGCCGGCGTGGTCGTCGCTCGATCTGTTCGCGGAGGCGTGAATGCTGATCCTGGCCACCGTGCTCGTCGGCCTCGCGCTCCTCGCCGCGGCGTTCGTGATCTTCGGGATGGTGCGGCGATGACGACGTGCCCGACCTGCCGCGGCACCGTCGAGACCGTCATGGCGCGCGGCCAGCGAGGTCCGCAGGGCGGCGACGTGATTGTCTGCCTGCGGTGCGGCGCGATCTGCACGTTCTGGAGCGACCTCACGCTGCACGTCCTGCAACCGCACGAGGCGCGGTTCTACAACCCGACGATCCTGCTGGAGGCGATCGCGGTGTCGGACAGTGTGCGCGCCAAGAGACAGGCGAACTGAGATGCCGATCTGGTTTGTCACGCAGTTCTCACCGGTGCGCGGCGACTGCGCGTATGTCGAGGCCGCCACCGTACACGAGGCCGCCACGCGGCTGGCCGAGGAGTTCAAGACGCGCTGTGTCGACGATCTGGTGGAGCCGCGCGCGAAGTGGGAGCTGGTCGAGATGCGGTCGCCGATCTGCATCATCCGGTGGGTCTGATGCAACCGTGTCTGTTCTGCGGCGGCGACGCGAGCGAACCGCACCACCGCCAGCGGTGCGATGGCCGGCAGGGCGCGCGCGAGGCCGCGATCTTCGACGCCGATCCGATCGGCCGTCATCGCCTCGAGGTCACCGACGCCGATCTGCCGATGCTGATGTCCGGCCTGGCGCCGGCGACCTACGCCACGTCGGCCGAGGCCGCCGGCGCGGTCCTCGACAGCAAGGACACGCAACGCGCCGCCGTGTTCGATGTCATTCGCGCCGCCGGCGCGCAGGGACGCACCGACGACGAGGTGCAAACGGTGCTCGGGATCGACGGTAGTTCTGAGCGGCCGCGGCGGTGGGAACTCTGGAAGCAGGATCGCATCCGCATCTTGTGCGACGCGCAGGGCACGGCCGTGCGGCGCCTGACGCGGACGCACCGGCGCGCGGTCGTGTGGATCGCGTGCGAATAGGAGGCCCGAATGAAGAACCCGACCAAGCATCCCGTCCCAAAGTCCACGCTCCCGCTCATCGCGCCGAACGAGCAGGCCGAGGTGCAGAAGACCATCGACGAGCACCCGGAGATCGACACGATGGACGAGGAGGCGCGCGGCGAAATCATCGACATCACCGCCCGCCGCATCAATCCGGCGCACGGCGAGAAGCCGTGGGGACGGAAGGCGCGCAACAACGACCCGAATAACCCGAACCTGAACACCGACGGGATGACGTTCCTCCGGCCCGACGGCCTGTTCGAAATCTACGATTGCATCTCGGGCATTGACGGCCAGTCGACGTGGGATGGCTACGGGCCGTTCGCGCAGGGGGAGAACGGCTATTGGTGGCCGCCGAACCCGGTCGAGGACACCGGCGACGGCGGGAGCGTCATCGACGACAGCGAGCTCGCCGCGCGGGTCGCCGCGTTGGAGGAAGTCGTGGAGGCGCAGGAAGTGGCGATCGAGGCGCTGCAGCAGACGGTGCACGCGCACACCGAGCAGATCGCCGCGCTCGATCAGCGGCTCGCGGCGCTGGAGGCGTCGGCCGGCGGGCCGTATCACTGCCACGGTCCCGTCGATCTGCCGATCGTGATGGAGAGCCTGACGAGTCTGCGGGCGCGCGGCGACATCAACGTCGCCGTCACGCCAGGCGAAGCGGAGCCACCTCCACCGCCGTCCGACGACGGCGTGAGCCTCGGCGACCTGGCACTCGTGAAGTGGCTGCGTGGCCGCGACGACGACGAGGCGCCGACCGCGGACACGCGGCGGGAGCCACGCCGATGAAAGCCAAGAAGCTCCCGAAGGTCGCCTATCGGCTCCTGACGCGCGGCGATCATCCCGAGGCGTACGATCGCCTCGACGCGCTGGTCGAGGCGCACCACGAGGAGCTTCGGGACGCCAAGATCGCGCTCGCCTGGTGCACCTCGTGGAAGCGCGACACGGACGGCAACCTGACGCTCGGGAAGTGCCGCCGCGCCGCCGCGCTCGATCGGCAGCTGCACGACTACGACTTCGTGATCCTGCTCAATTCAGAGTTCTGGAACGGCGAGTCCACCACCGCGCTGCAACGCGACGCGCTCCTCGACCACGAACTCTGTCATGCGACGGTCAAGATCGACCCGGAGACGGACGATCCGGTCGTCGACGAGACCGGGCGCACGGTCTATCGGATGCGCCGGCACGATCTGGAGGAGTTCGCCTGCATCGCCGAACGCTACGGCATCTGGAAGCGGGACATCGAACTCTTCCACCGATCGCTGCGGCGCGCCGACAAGCAACGCCTCCTGCCGCTCGACGAGCAGACCACCGAGGCCGGACCGCCGGCGGTGCATTGACGTGGCGTGCCCGATCTGCGGCGCCAAGTGCGTGTGCCGGAACGCCGGTCCCGGGGGGATGTGCTGCGGGTGCCACACGCACAAGGCGCAGCGCGGGTTCACCCGCGCCGCCCTCGACGCCTGGCGCGAGAACCACGCGCTGCTGCCGGCGACCGACGCCGAGTGGGCGAAGCACGAGCAACAGGCGCGCCGGACGACGCCGCCGCTCCTCGCGGAGATCGATGCTGCCGCGCCAGATCGGTGAGCCGCGGCCGGCGCGCGACACCTGGCGCCCGACGAGCGGCCGGCCGAATGCCGAGCGCCTCGGTGCCCTGGCCTGGCCGACGGTCGACGCGCTGCGCGGCCTCAGCGCCGCCGACGAGGCCGACGCGCTGGCGCAGGCGCGGCGCCTCGGCGTCGCGTACTACGGACTCGGGTTGTTCTGGAGGGACCGATGAACGCCGACAACATCCTGGCCTATTGCGACCAGATCGACGCGCTGACGCAGCTGATTCGTGCCGAGGTGAGCCCGACGCCGCCCGAGCCGCCCGACGAGGGCGTGGTGGTGGACCAGGGCGGCGACTTGCAGGCGGCGCTCGACCACGGCGGCGCCGTGACGCTCGCCGAGGGCGCGTGCTTCGAACACAACGGCGCCTACCAGGTCCGCGTCTCCGGCACCACGCTCCGCGGGCGCGGCGGCAATCTCGTCGAGACCACGCACGACCACGCCTTCGACGTGTTGATCGACGTGGATCAGCTCGCGTTCGAAGGGTTCTCCTTCGCCGGCGCCGCCAACGAAGCGTTCCAGATCGGCGTCAACGGCACCGCGCAGTCAGAGGTCGCGCAGGCACCGGCCGGCGTGCGGTTCCTCGAGGTGCGCTCGGTCGGGCACCGCGGCAAGCGCGCGTTTGACGTGAACGCCGCCGGCGTCGAGTTTCTCAACTGCGAGGTGCGCGACTGCTACTCGCCCGACGGCGTCGACTCACAAGCGATCTGTGTGCTCAATGCGCCCGGGCCGGTGCTGATCGACGGCGGGTATTTCGAAGCGGCCTCGGAGAACGTGATGGTCGGCGGCGACACGATGAAGATCCCGGACTGCCATCCGACCGGGATCACGGTGCGCAACCTCACGCTGACCAAGCCGCTCGCCTGGCAGACCGCCGGCACGCCGAAGGTCAAGAACCTGCTGGAGCTCAAGGACGGCGCCGAGGTGCTGATCGACAACTGCGATCTGTCGAACAGTTGGAAGTCGGCGCAGGACGGCTACGCCTTCGTGTTCACGCCCTCGCAGGGCGGAATGAACCGGAACGTCGAGGTGCGCAACTGCCGCGTGTCGAACGTCGGCGGCATCGTCAACATCATCGGCACCGACAAGAGCGCGCTGAATCCGCAGCGCACGCAGGTCAAGTTTCGGGGTGGCACCTATCGCACCAACTACGCGGCGCTCGGCGGGCGCGGCATCTTCGCGCTGATCGGGAACGGGCCGTGGCCGACCGGACCGGCCGGACCCGAATGGTTCGACGTGGAAGGCTGCGAGATCAGCGTGGACGGCACGGCGTTCATCGACGTGTACGACAAGCCCGCCGGCAGCATCGACCTGCTGCGGATCGTCGGGTGCACCTGGAATTACCCGAAGTACGGCATCCGGCTCGGTGGCTACTCGCACGGCGAGGACTACTACGGGATCGTCAAGCAGATCGTGATCGAAGGCTGCACGATCACCGGCGCGGCCTCGGGCTTCAAGTCGCGGTACCCGAACAACATTTACCTGAGCACCTACCGGTACGGGCGCGACGCCGAGCGGGTGCGCGACAAGGTGCTCCCGGAAGATCGCGACGAGTACGAGCGCTACGAGCAGTGTCCCTACCGCGACGAGTAGACACCCACTGTTGGTGGTGCGGCCTGCCGCTGCGGTGGCCGGTGCACCATAAGGCGACCTGCGTGCTCCTGAGCGCGCTCGGACCGAAGGAGGACCACCATGAACGTCGAGGCCGCAACGATGACGATTCCGTGGATCGACGCGCGCGAGAGCTACCGCGCGTACCGCCAGACGGTCAAGAACAAGACGGCGACGCGCGACGACCTGATGCTCTATCGCGGCCTGCGCGCGCTCCTGCGCGGCGCGAAGGTGCTCGACATCAACAAGGCGATCGGGCAAGGCGGGCGTGACGCGCGCGGCCTGCCGCGCCTGGCGGTCGCGCGCGCTGACTGGGAGAGCGTGATCTGCGACGGCCAGTGGAACGACGGCCGGCAGGTCTTCCGGTTCTCGGTGCAGATGTGGGGACGCCGGCGCCGCGGCACGGTCGATGTGCCGGCGAGCAGTTTCCCGGTCGCTGAGGTGCCGGCGCCGCCCACGGTGCGCGCCTCGTGCCAGGTCCCGCTCATCCCGCCAGCGCACCGGCCGGCCGGCCCGCTCACCGACTACCACCTGCTGTTCGAAGCGGAGTGGCGCAAGGTGCCGCCGGCCGATCCACTGCTCTTGAAGAAAGTCGATGGTCCGTTCTTCGTTGTCCTCGCGGCGTGGAACCTCACGCCGCTTGAGCAGGCGGTGCTCGCCGCGCGTCTGTGACCGAGTACCGCGAGTGGGAGGCCCGCATGGTTACGCTGATCGTCACGCTCATCATCCTCGGCGTGCTCTGGTACCTCGTCGACACGTACATCCCGATGCCGCCCCCGATGAAAGTCATCGTGCGCGTCGTGATCATCATCGCGATCGTGCTCTTTATCGCGCGCACGTTCGGGGTGCTCTGATGAACCGGCGAGAGGCGCTGCAAGTCTTGACGGCGATGCCGGCCGTGACGCACATCGCGCGCGCCGACCTGACGCCGACCTCGGTCGTCGTCGTCGAGTGCATGGGTCTACTCTCGGCGGACGGGCGCGAGCACATCCGCGCGCAGCTCGCCGCGATCTGGCCGCAGAACCGGATCGTCGTGCTGGACGAGCGCATGCGCCTAAAGGTGCTCGGGTGAAGGCCGGCGCGCGCGTCACGGCGACGACGCTGCGGACCCTCGAGGTGGAAGTCGGCGCGCGGCTGCAGGCGGTGGAGGTGACGACGCTCAACGATCGCGAGCGGATGTTTCTCATCCTCACGCCGCGCTGCCGGTATTGCGGGAACCTGAACCCGAGGCCGCGCTGCGTCAGCTGCGGCGCGCCCTCGCGGGTGCAGTGACGATCATGCGCGTGTTGATTGCGTGCGAGTTTTCCGGCGTCGTGCGAACGGCGTTTGCCGGCCTCGGGCACGACGCCGTGTCGTGCGACCTATACCCGAGCGAACAGCCAGGTCCGCACATTATGGGCGACGTGCGCCATGTCCTTCACGACGGGTGGGACTTGATGGTGGCGCACCCTCCCTGCACGCACCTCGCGGTAAGTGGCGCGCGCTGGTTCCGTGGAAAGAACGCGCAACGTGAACTGTTCCTGTCGCGAACCCGTCAAGAGGACGCGCTTGAGTTTTTCATGCAACTGCTCGCCGCTCCGATCGAGCGAGTCGCCGTCGAGAACCCCGTGAGTATCGTCAGCACGCATATCAGACCGCCCGACCAAATCATTCAACCGTGGCAGTACGGTCACGCCGAGACAAAGGCGACGTGCCTGTGGCTCAAGAACCTGGCACCGCTCCAGCCGACGCGCATCGCGACCGGGACGATCGACAAACTGCGCGTGCGCGACGAACCTCGGCGGTCCGATCGGTGGCGGCAGCGCAGCCGCACCTATGCAGGTGTTGCCGCCGCAATGGCGCAGCAGTGGGGTGGCGTGCCGGTGTGGGGACAACAATGCGAGTAGCGATCTACCTCGGGCGCAACCCGATCGAGTGCCGCGTCCTCGTGGACGGCGTGGACATCTCCTCCTATTGCAAGGGCGTGCACGTTGGCGCGCACATCGAGGGTGGCCCGACGCGCGTGACGCTCGACCTCGTGCCGCTCTCGACGGAGATCATCGGCGAGGCCGCCGACGTGGTGCGCGGCCTCGAGGTGCACGCTGAGACAGTCACTGCGGCCGACAAGGTCGCCGCCTACTATCCGGTCGGGTGGCCACGGTGCGCGTGCGGCCTGCCGGTCATGGACGGCCACACGACCTGCGGGCGCGCGGAGTGCGGGTAAATGCCGAACGCACCCGCGCACCCCTGCCCGCGTCCGCACTGCGGGCGCCTCACGCGCAACCGCGGCGCCTGTGCCAGGTGTGCGAAGCGCGCCGATCTGTCGCGCGGCACCGCCGAGGCGCGCGGCTACGACGCCGAGTGGGCGCTCGTCTCGCGTCGGTGGCTGGCCCGCTTTCCGTGGTGCGGGCAGCGAGCCGACGGGCGGTTGCACGTGGAACACTCGCGCTGCGCGCAACGTGGCGAGCGCGTCCGTGCCCGGGTGACCGACCATATCGTCCGACTCAGGGACGGCGGCGCGCGCCTCGACCCGCGCAACTTCCAGTCGTTGTGCGTCGGGTGCAACGCCGCCAAAGACGCCAGGCGAGGACCGAGACTGTAGAGGAGAGGTGACCATGCACACTCATGAGACCTTGATTCACACCCCTGAGACCATATCCGACGAGGCCGCGAACGAAATCCTGCGGCAAATGATGGAGCTGCTGATCAGGCTTCCCTTGAGCCGACGGGATTTCGCTTTAGGGTTTCTGAAGTTGAAGGCAAATCACACCGCCATCTATCAGCGAGGCTAGGTGTGGCGTCTGTGCAGAATCCAATAGTTATCGACCCCGAATTGCGCGCCTTAATTCCGCCGCTGACCGAGGACGAGCGGAACCAGTTAGAGGCGAACTTAGTCGCCGACGGCTGCACCGATCCGTTGGTCGTCTGGAACGGCGTCCTACTCGACGGGCACCACCGCTTCGAGATCTGCACCGCGCGCGGCCTGCCGTTTACAACGACAGAGCAATCGTGCACCGACCGAGACGCCGCGAAGATCTGGATCGTTCAGCACCAGTTTGGCCGGCGCAATCTGCCGCTCTATGAGCGCGCGCGGCTCGTGCTCGTGCTCGAACCGCTCCTCGCCGCGCAGGCACGCGCGCGCCAGTTGGCCCACCTGAAGACCGGGGAGACAACCCCGTTGTGCCCAAATGGGCACAACGGGGTGCCTCGCACCGATCAGCAGCTCGCGGAGATCGCCGGCGTCGGCAAGAACACCATCCAGGACGTGCGCATGATCGAGCGGCACGGCACCCCGGAACAACAGACCGTCGCGCGCAGTCGCAAGAAGGGGCTGAGAGTAGTCGCGCGTGAAATCCGAGCGGGTCGTAAGAGGAAGACGGACCATGTAGCTGCTCGGCCCGATACGCTCGCGGCCGATCTGTCCGAGCAGATTGTGGCCGACCTTGCGTCAGATCTCATCGAATTACGTCGGCGCCGGAAGGAGAACAGCGATACGAGAGCCCAGCGCCGGTGGAACCCAACCGACATCCTCAAGCGCGAGCAGTCCGACCTGCTGAATTGGATTGAGACCGCGCTCGAGCAACGCATCGAGCACTATCGCGCGGCACTTCGACAAGGTGTCGAACACTCCCGCGCTGCTGCGTCACGCCGACGCGAATAAGGAGGAAGCCCGATGATTGAACAGAAGACAGTGCAACAGACCACACTCACCCCGGAGGTATTGAAGGAGTTCCAACAGGCCGAGCCATTGCCAGGCGAACGTGCGCTCAAGGCGGTGCGTCTGCGCAAGCTGCTAAAACTGATGCGCGACGGTGAATTTGTCCAAGTGACGTGGGCGCGGGGTCGGAACCGGAGCGACGGTAAGGTCTATCGTTTCGACGGGCAACATACCGCGCACCTCCTCGGTGACCTATTGACGAACCCCCGTGACGACATGCCGTTTCCGAAAGGCCTCCCGGTGCTGATCACCAACTATGAGTTCGACAGCCTCGAAGAGGACGCGGCACGCATCTTCGACCTGTTCAACAACCCTCTGTCGGTGCGCAGCAATACGGACATGATGGGTGTCTACAAAGCGAGCTTCGCGGAACTGACGCAGATCGATCCGGCGTTTCTCGTGAAGGTCACGAACGGAATTAGTTACTACCACCGGCAGACGGAGACGAAAGCGGCAAAGGGCGATCAGGCCGCGCTGTTCCAGTACACCGATCCGAGGCGCGCAGGTGCATTGTTCTCGAATAAGTGGCACCGAGAGTTCGCGGTGTGGGCAGCGAACCTGCGCGACACGAAGAACGCTCGGTTCCTGAACCGCACTGGCATCATGGCTCGCCTCTATGCCGACTGGCGCGACGACACCGACGAGGCGACGCAGTTCTGGACCTTGGTGCTCACGGAGAGCCACAGCGATCCGGACGACGAGACGCGCCTCCTCGCCGACGACCTGCGCCGGTTCGACAGTGCACGCAACAAAGTCACGCAGGAGAAGTTCTTCAGGGAAGCGGCGAAGGCGTGGAAGAGGTACCGACGAAACCTGCACGCGGCAGCCTGAAGGCGATGTGGTGGTGGTGGCGGTGGCGTCGGGCGACATGGCAGCCAGGTCAGAGTTGGC